ATCGTATATCAAATTTTCTTTGTTTGATATAGCTTGAGGTAAATCTTGTTTTTTAATTTGAGAAGTAGCGCCTGCTAAGTTACCATATAAAGGAGAATCTTTATCTTCTACATAATTATCTACATTCAGATTTTTAAAATTTTTTAAGATAGATTCTACTGATTTTAATACAGTGGATTTTCCTACAGATGCACCTCCAGCCATAATAATAGCTTTAGGTTGAGATGTAACTTCATTAAGTAATTGGAGTAATTTTATCATATATAATAAATATTACAACTTTCTCTTTACTTTAGTTTTGAATTCAGTGAATATAGGGGCGTGTGTAGGATTTTCTAAATCAAATAGTTTTTTTACTGTTTTAAATATGTCAATATTTTCCTCAAACGATCTTTCTGATTCAACCATTTCCCATCCTTTACCTTGCATTTTATCTTTGGCTGCTTTTCTTTTAGATGATTTCAACCACAAGATACCATATCTGTCTACTTTTTTACCATAACACTCTTCATAACATTTTCCATAAATGGCTGTTTGAAGTTCATATGTTGGCTGAATGTGATTTGATGTTTTAAAATCTATCAACCATAATTCTTTGTCTATTTCAACTATCAAGTCACATGTACCAGCTACTTTGATTTCATCTGAAAATAAATGTACTTCAGCTTCTATTAATGTTGGGTTATATGTTTCCCAGAAATCAACAAAACGTAAAAACATTTGCCATACATCTGGGTTATATAATGGTTTACCTATTGGGGATAGGAAGTTTAATTCTTCTCCTTCTAGATATTGTTCGATCATTTCATGTACTTGGGTACCTTCTTCACCTGCTTTTCTAACAATGTGTTCTGAAGCATACCCTACTTTTTTCAACCAATCTTCAAAAAATTTACCTTTTGGATAATATCCTAAAACATATGTTATTGACGGGTAATATTCACCATTTCTTCTGTAATATCTAGAATCTGGTAATGTGATTTGTTGTGCATCTTCAGAGATTTCTAGAATCCTGTTATAAGATTTTTTAATTGTTTTTTTACTCATAGTAATGATAGTTTTTTCTCCATCAACTCATATTGGGTTAAGGGAAAGGATTTTTGTATTAGTTTGGTAAAATTAACAAAACCCATTGAAGATGGATCTTTATCTTTTAATTCAACTAGATAAATTTCTTTACCTTCGTTCATTAGTTCTTCAGCAAATTTTATAGCTTGTTTCATAGCATCTGAATCTAGTGCTATGTATATTTTTTGAACAGTCGATGAGACTATTTTTTTCATTAAGTTGTTTTGTAGATTTTTACCTAATAAAGGTATAGCATTTCGCTTGATTGCGATCGCATCAAATGGTCCTTCACATAAAATTAAAGGTAAACTCCAGTTAATAAACAAACCGAATGGAACTATATCTCTAGATGTATCCGGGTTTTTATATTTTATAAATGGTTCTTTTTCAAATGATCTACCTGTAAAAAAGTTTAATTTTCCATTTTCATCGTATGAAGGTATTATGATCATTTTATTGTATGGTCCTCCATCACAATATCCTATATTATATTTTTCAATATCGTCTTGTGTTATGCCTCTTGATTTAAGATATGCAGCAGCATGTCTAGCTACAATATCTTTACTGTTTGATATTGGTTTATATTCATCTGGGAGTTTAATTTCATATACCTTTACAGAAGTATCTTCTAGAAAATTTCCAGATTTAACTAGTGGTTTAAGTTGAGATATAATTTCAGATGCTACTTCTAGTTGTTTGAATAAACTATATATTGTTTTACCTTTCTTACCACAAGTCCAACAAGCCCATTTATTGATACCTTCTTTATTTTCAGTAAAGTTTACTTCAAGTTTTGGTTTATGGTGGTTGCAGAAAGGACACATATAGGCTTGATTGCCTCTAGCGGTACGTTTACCGGAGCCTAAAACTGAATTTACTAAGTTGATTAATAGTTCATTTACCATAACCCTTAAATGTAAAAAAGAAAGCTTGGTTTCCCAAGCTTACTTTAAATTATTATATATATCTTCCATCATCATCCCATCCCATCATGTCATAAAACATGTCAATCATTTTACTTGAAAATTCTTCATATTTTTTATCAGTATCTACTCCTATTAGTGGTAATAGCTCATCTTCACTTTTAGCTTGCCAATCTTTACCAAAAAATGTGGCAAAATAATAATAGTCAAGTGTACTCCTAGCATCATCCTCATTATAATCTATGTTATATTCTTTTTTTACCTTTTTTTTAATTTTTTCATATTGCTCAGAAGATAAACCTAAGTTTGGTTGTGTAAGTACCCCTCTTGTAGGAGCAGGATAAGATTTTCCAATTCTACCTCTTCCCTCTTCTTCTTCTACTTTTTCTTTATACTCACTTTCAGTAATCAAACCTGCAAGTTTTTGCATTTTTAAAAATTCGTTGTTCATTTTTTTATGTTTTAATTTTATTATAAATATACGAAAAAAAAATTAAGATATAAAGTCTTTTGAATAGAATTTTCCTAAAATGTTACTATTTAAGTAATTTTCATTTTCTAACACACCATACATGAACTGGTATTTACATTCAAAATATGTAAGCATTTTTTTATTTTCAACAAAATGGATTATTTCACGTTTAAATTCATCTTGTTTTTTTTCTTTGATTCTTTGTTTGATGAAATCTTCAGAACCATAATATGTTTTCCAATCAGATTCTTTTTGGATTGTTTCGGTAGTTGATTTTCTCCCTCTTCCAGTTTGTTCAGCAAGTTCTTTCTTGGTTAATTTGCGCTTTACATTGTGATATAACGATTTTTTTCCGATATATGATATCCCACTCGGAATATGAGTGGTAATGTAAATAAACCCAAAAGTATTAACAGGGATGTCTTCTATTGTTTCTACAACTTCATTATTATATAACCACATATTTTTGGTTATAAATATGTTATATATCGAAGTTAACTATAAAAGTGGTATCTGTATCAAGAGAGATAGGGATTGGTTGAGATAATTTACCCACTACTAATAGCTCTTTAGCATCATTATATAATCCCATAGTTGTAACATATGGGCTAAAATACGAACCTGTTACAAAGCTATAGTAAAATTCTCCACTACCTGATCTAGCTGAAGGGTTTTGTGTGTAGTTAAATTCATTTTCTCTAATAGCACATTTATATTGGTTTTCATATATTCTATATGAAGACATAAATGAAATTGTAGATGGGAAGAGGTAAGGATATATTCTAGTTGGGGCAACACCATAAATATTTTGCCCATAATCTCCAACACCATACCCACTTCCTGTTAGGAAAGAATAATTTAAATTTGTAGCCATACTTTCTAAACCACCTGTTGTAAAAGTTGCTATGCCATGAGGATAAAATATTTGTCCTACTATTGATGATGTTGTAGGGGGTATACCTATAGGTGAAGAAGTTGCAGATATTTGAATATCAAAATTTGTATTACCAAAAGAACCACTATTTGGTTGGTAATATATAAAATAAGACTGCCCTTCACTCATTGTCAAAGTAAGTGTACCTGGGTTGGGGTATATATTAATAGTGGATGTTAGAGGTGTTCCTGTGTTATTATTACCTATAAAAATGTCTAATTTATTTATAGATGAGCTAAAATTACTTGCACTAAAATTAAAAGTTACATTAGCTGTAGTAGAGTAGGGATTAGATAAAAGTGTTAAATTATCACTAGAGAAAGGATTTGGATTTGATTGGATATAATTATTTGATGATGTTGTGAATGAGTTAAGTATTGATGGAAAAAAACCTGTTCCTCCATTAATTCCTATTGTTTGTTTATTACCGTATATGTTAAATATAACTGAACCTGTAAATTGTGAATTTAAGTTTCCTTCTCCATCATCTGTTATATTATAATATCCAATTTCATTTGAAGATGAAATATAATAGTTAAAATTAAATGTTGAAGGTACAATATTTTCTCCAAATAATTTAGATGGTATAGAAATTACAGATATTTCTGCTTCTGATTGGGTTGGGAAATATCTTGATTGGGTTAAAGTAGATTGAAGATAATTTTCATACCTTGGGGCATTAAATGCTCCTACAGTTTCATCAAATTCAGATGAAACACCTGGGACTAGGACAGGTAATGGAACATTATCTCCTAAACTTAAAGATAAATA